GGACCAGTCCAAGAAGATAGACCGAGACCTTTACACCAAATACGGTTTCTATGAAGAGTACAACGCCTACTTCAGTATATCGGCAAACGGAGGCAGTCCGGTGCAATGGAGCAACTTCATCATGATTCCGATGTTCCATATCAAGGATGCCTTGAATCCGAAACGATTGTATCGAATCAAAAACCAAGATAAACAAACGGAGATTATTGAAATGAAACAAGAAGATTTAAGTTCGCTGGCGAAATTCAAACAGCGGGTGGAGGGACTGGGCAACTACATTTGGCTGGTCACGGAAAAAGAACTGACCAAACTCAAGATGTTTCTCTATGCGCAGACTGAGACAGCCACCGAGATTACACAGCTGGGATGGCAGCGCAAGGGATTCTTTGCGTTCGGCAACGGTTGCTTTGATACAGAATGGCATCCGACCGATGATTACGGTATCGTGAGAATGAAGGAGGGCAATTACTATCTGCCGGCAGTCTCTTCTATATATAAAGAAGAGGTGAACCTGTACCAGTTCGAGCGTAAGTTCGTCCACACCAATTTCTCAACCGTGAGCCTGATGGAGTTTACCGAGAAACTGATAGGGGTATTCGGCAACAATGCCAAGATTGGTATCTGCTTCTTCCTGGCCACATTGTTCCGAGATGTAGTGGTCGGCACGACGAAGTCATTCCCGATACTGAATCTGTTCGGCCCGAAAGGCTCCGGCAAGTCGGAACTGGGCCATTCACTGATGTCGTTCTTTATCATCAAGAACACACCGCCCAACATTCAGAACTCAACCATCGCGGCCATGAGCGACACAGTGGCGCAATGTGCGAACGCCCTGGTGCACCTCGATGAGTACAAGAACACCATCGATATCGACAAGCGCGAGTTCCTGAAAGGTCTGTGGGACGGGGCCGGCCGTAGCCGAATGAATATGGACCGCGACAAGAAGCGCGAGATTACCCGTGTCGACTGCGGGGTGATTCTCTCCGGACAGGAGATGCCGACCATCGACATCGCGCTCTTCTCCCGACTGATCTTCCTCACGTTCAACAAGACGGAGTTTACCAACGAGGAGAAAGCCAAGTTTGCAGAGCTGAAACGGGTCAGAGACCTGGGACTTTCGCATATCGTGCTCGAGATTCTGAGATACCGTACCACAGTGGAGACAGGGTACCAGGGATGTTACACCCAGTGTATGGCCGACCTGAACGACCAACTGCAGAACCAGGGCATCGAAGACCGTATCCAGGGCAACTGGCTGATACCACTGGCCATGTTCAAATGCTTGCAGGGAGTGGTCAAGCTTCCGTTCGACTATGAAGACCTGCTCAAGGTGACCGTCGAGGGCATCAAGAGACAGAACAGCGAATGCAAGCGCACCAATGAACTGGCCAACTTCTGGAATGTGTTCGCGTACCTCTTGCAGGAGGGGGAGATATACAGCGAGGGCGACTTCCGAATAGACTATCTGATGAAGTTCAAGAGCAGCATGACAAAAGTAGATATGGAGTGGGTGAAGAACAAGCCCATCCTGATGATGCGCAAGAACAGAATCTTCATGCTCTACAAGAAGTTCAGCAGACAGGTGGGCGACAACGCCCTTCCCACCGAATCGCTGAAGTTCTACCTCGAGAATTCCCGAGAGTATATGGGTATGAAGAATGCCGTGAGATTCAAGAATATCGTGAAAGGCGTCGAAATGACAAAAGTTATTCCCATACACGGCTCTCAGCCGACTGTAATAAAAACGACAACGGTTGATCAGGCCATGTGTTTCGATTACGACCTGCTCCGGGAGAACTACGGAGTCAATTTGGAACTGGATAACACGAATCGTTCAGAAGAAAAAGAACAATCAGAAGAGAACAAAGCCTATAAATATTAGGCTGCATAGTAATAAACTCGTTAAAGGATGCGGACGTTGTGAAACGGAAGCATCCTTTTTTTGTGCCCAAACGAAAAAACGGGTCGTTTATTTTGGGAGGAAAAACGCTTCTACAACTTCTACAACTTCTACAACGTTATAAATGAGAGAGTTAAGGTGTAGAAGAGCCTTCTACAAATCTTCTACAAATTTCTACAAGCAGTTAAATGCAATTAACACTTCTACGATATTCTACAAAAAAGGGCCTTTTTCTACACCCTAAAAAAGCTAAAGTGCTGATAATCCGAAATGTAGAAGTTGTAGAAGCTGTAGAAGCCAAAATATGTGTCATATCTCAGAGAACATTTTTTTTGAGAAATCAACAAAAATCGGAGATTTGTCAGGATGTTTCATTTTCGAGATATAAACAAATCCATGCGGTTGATGGGTATTTCGAAAGAAAATGCTAACTTCGCAACCGTTTTAATACAAAACTATTGCCATGAGCCAATTCCTAATCTATTTAAAACTGGAGCCGTATCTGAAACAGTGGCTCCAGAATGCACTCGGGGACCCGGTCGTGTTCCCTGCCAAGTCGAACGAAAATGCGATCATCCGTCGGTTCCTGACAAGACGGCCGTCAGGGGCGATACCGCAGACCGCGCAGCCCGAAATGACGGCCATCGTGATTCCGGACAGCAAGGCAAAGCCACCCCAATATTACAACTGGGTGGGACCGTCGGCCGCAGCGGCCATCACGGAATGCATCGAGGACCTTTTCCGGCGAAACCTTTGGGCAGAACTCGTCGCACTCGACGGCCACCCCTGCGGCATCAACAAACTCATCATGGCATGGTGTGAGATGCACGGTATCGATGACGATCATTCCGAGGCGGTCAGACAGAAATATTACCGGATGCGCAAAGCTTATACATTAAAAGGTATAAATCTTGTTAAATCCACAAGAAATCACACGGATGATGAACCCGATATTGAACAACTGCGAACAAAACTGTACAAACAATGAATCGTATCAATTATATCAACAAGGTCGAGGTTACGCTGGGCAAAAACTTACAGAGTGTGGCCTACTTCAAAAACAAAGTTTCAATCAACGCGGGCGAAGCAGTTCCGTTCCGTGAAATCCCCATTTCGGGACTGGCCACATTGAGCGTGGAGGAGAATATCGAGAATAAGACGGTTTTATACACAGCCACTCTCTCCTTCACGGCCGATACAGACGAACCGGGCATCGTGCCGAAGATGGCCTACCGACTGACCACAAGCGACGGGCGCAGGTTGTTGATGGGTGACTGTGGCAGGCCGTACGTCATAACAACGCAGACAAAAGAGTATCCGGACAGCGTCAGTTCACCGGTGAAAACAACCGTCAAGGCGACATGGAAGGCGACGCGCACCGTGGCCGAAATAGCATAGGGTCTTTTTATATATAATAAGGTATGTATAAATTCGCCTAAAACGAAATGCTAATGACATACCAACTCGACATTGACGACAACATTGGCGCATGGGGCATCTCTAAGTCCTATGTGCGCCAATCGTTGGCGGGCTTCAAGGATAAGCCCGTGAATGTGCGCATCTCTTCTTTGGGCGGCGACGTGGCGCACGGTCTGGATATCCGCCAGCAGTTTATCGATCACGGACAGGTGACGGCCTATCTCTATGGCTGCGTCGCTTCATCGGCTACCATCATTGCTCTCGGGGCCAAAAAAGTGTGCATGTCGAAGTACGGCATGTTCCTGGTTCACAAGGTGAGCAACTGGGTGGACGAATGGGGCACGTATAACGCCGACCAAATCCAAGAAATCATTGAGAAGCTGAAGCAGGCCAAAGAGGATAACGACAAGTTTGACCTCGTGTTGGCCAGCATCTATGCGGACAAGTGCAAGAAGCGGATCGAAGACATCCTCGACGTGCTGAAGGCAGGCAAGTGGATGACCGCACAAGAGGCACTGGATTATGGTTTCGTCGATGAGATTGTGGAGGATGCCGATGACCAGAAGATGAACTTCGCCGGACTGGCCAACAAAATCAGCCGGTTCGGTTATCCGGCTCTTCCGGCATGCCCGGTGAATGAGTCGAAGGAAAGTTTGTTACATGCCATCTTCAACAAGGTGCAGGAGATTTTCGATGAAATGGGCAGAAATAAAAGCAATAAAGCGAATAATCAGGATAATCAAATTCAAATGAATATGACAGATAAAAAGGACTTCGCACAGGTGAACAAGATCCTGGGATGCGAATCGTTGGCGTTCGACGATAAAGGTACACTCCTCGCCGAGGAGCAGGTGAAGAAGATTGATGACGCGCACAAGGCGTTGTCAGAGGATAACGACAGACTCCAGAAGGAGAATGAGGCTCTGAAAGAGCAGGTGAAGAATCTGCAGCAGGCCCCGGGAGCGAGCACAGAGAATGTGAACAACGTCAAGGCTGAGCCGATGGATGTGTTTGCCGAGGCAAAGGCCATGTATAATGCGATTTGATTTCAATCATAGCATAGCTCAGATATTGTTATTAATTAATTAGTTATTAGTTTATGGGTAAAATTATTACAGCCGAGGAACTGTCCAAGACCGCCATTAAATACCGCAGCGCGTTGCTGATGATGGCGGTGATTGGCTTGGACGAGTCCTTGAAACACATGACGCTCCGACCGGGTGTCCGATATAAGGAGGTTGTGGGCGAGCTCACCGGCAGCATCGAAATCGGCCCGTACAGCGAGACACGAGAGGATGACGGCGACCTGAACATTGCAAAGCGCGAGCTGGAGACTTACTTTGGCTCAGTGGTGAAGAACTTCAGCCCGAACAGTGTGTACCAGACATTGTGGGGCAGCGCGGTCACCAAGGGTGAGGCATTGAAGGATACCGAGATTACCAAAATGGTACTCGCTTATCTGATGAAACGCATCTCCCAGTCGTTGAACCAGAATATTTGGAGCGCGACGCGCAATGCGGAGGGCAACAACACCAAAGACCTCTTCAACGGTTTCGATACGATTGCAGCCGCTGAAATCAAGGCCGGTACGATGAGTACGGCACTGAAGAACTTGTACACCTTCACAGATAAGATCGACAAGACCAATGCCGTGGATCTGTTGAAGACGTTCTACCGCCAGGCAGACCCCGTTCTCCGCGGTGAGAAAACCAAGCTCTTCATTTCACACGACATCTATGATGCCTATGTGGATGACTATCAGAGTACCGTGGGGGCGATTGCCTATAACAAGGAGTTCGACAAAACGTTCCTCGAGGGCTCGCAGAATCTGTGTGAACTGGTCCCCCTGACCAACAAGGCAGGCTCTTCCTTCATCCAACTGTCTCCGCAGTACAACATGTTGTTGGGCGTGGACCAGCAGTCGGATCTCGAGAATATCCTGGTCGAAAAGCACAAGGCGTTCACTTTGCAGTTCATCGCCACCATGTTCTTCGGCTGCCAGTATGAATCCATCAACAAGGAGCGACTCCTGGTCGGCCAGTTGGTATAAAAAGAATAGGGTATGAGTAAAACATGTAGTGCACAGTTATACAGTTCTCTGAACTGGTGCGAGGGTCAGACCGTACTTCCCGGCATCAAGCCGAAAGTATATTTCATCCCGAAGAAGGACATCGTGTTGTGGCCTTCGTTGCCGGAGGTGAGCAAGGCAACCGACATGGCTTCGTTGGCTACCTATACAGACAGTTTTACACTGGCTTCGGATAAAACATGGTTGAGCATCAAGGCGCTTTCCACCAAGTCTTCGGTGACCACCGAGACACAGGGCGAATATCCTTCCGTGACGTGTCTCAACAAGGTGTCGCTGAAGCATCCGGGCACCGACGAAGAGGCGAGCGGTTTCTGCCGTCAGGCGATGGCCGACGACCTGGTGTTCCTGGTGCAGCAGCGCAACGGCAAGTTTCGCGTGATTGGCTCCGAGATGTTCGAGACTACCACCAAGCCTTCACAGGCTCTGGGAGAGGGTAACACGGGTGAAGCGGGTACGACCATTGAGGTGGAGGCGACCGACATTTGCCCGGCTCCTTTCTACCAGGGTAATATCGTGACTGAGGCCGGTACTATCTCCGGCAAGGACGGTTCAGAAGTGAAAACTACGTAATAAGTCTGAGAAGTAATTTTCAAACGTTTATATTAGGTTAATTGGTTAATTTGGGGGTGGCAACGGTAAGTCGCCACCCTTTTTAATTGGATAAATATGGATACTCAATTTACAGATAAAATCAAGGCGTATCTCGATACCGATCCCAAAGAGAGAAACGTCATCGAGGGTGCGACCATGTTGCTGCAGCTCAACCGTAACCGCATCCTCTTCAACAACGTCATCCGCCGTCCGGACAAATTCGCCGACAAGGTGGAGTATGAACTGAAGAAGTTCTTGCGCATCCGCCTGGACAGCATGACCGTCGAGGATGTGGCGCGTATGGACCGTGTGGTCGTTCCTCAGGCCGAGGAAACCATCGAAGCGGGTGCCCCCGAAATCAGCTCCGACGGGGATAGCGCCCAGGAGGGCACAGTGGTCCGCGGCAAGCGCGAAGACCACGACAGCCTGCCGGAGGCGATTCAGAATCTGTGGACCGAAAACGGCGAACTGTACTTCAAGATCAAATCGCTCTTCGAGCAGTTGAAGACGATGGAGAACCTGCCTTCGTGCGACCGTTATGAATACCTGGTGCAGCTCAAGGAGGCGGACATCCGTTACCGCGAGAATATGCGCCGGTACGACGAGTACAAGGAGGGTGACCCCATCGAGGAGACAGACCCGGCCGTGATTGCCCGCAAGATTTCTGCGGCGCGCAAGTATATCAGCGACAACAAAAAGAAGCTGGCGGAGCTGCGGGAGAATGATCCGGAGAAATACGCTACACTGCTGGCCAAGGTGCAGGAGAGAATCGACCTGCTGAAACAACTGGATGCCAACATTGAGCAGGCGCAGGCCGATGAACTGACCGAACTGGGACTGAGCGTATGAAGAAGTTGGTAGACGATATCATCCGTCCCATCGGACAGCATCCGCTGCAGGCGTATCTCGATAACCGCATCCAACTCTTCGACGTGATTGAGAAGATCCTGTCGGAGACGGGTCCGGCCAAGGTGTACATCTCTACATTCTCCACGTCCGAGGAGTTCCTGAGACGTATTTACAGGCTGAAAAGGGAGGGGCGTATATCGCGGGCCACCATGCTGGCGGACCTGAAGGCTTCCCGCAAGACGGTGATTCTCTACTCGCTGATATCACATACTTTCGATGAGTGTTACCTGGCCGAAAACCACAGCAAGGTGATACTCATCGAAAACTCCCGCTTCCGGGTCTCCATCTGCACTTCGCAGAACCAAACCCGCGGTAACCGCACGGAATCGGGAATGATCAGTACGGATCCGGCCGTGTATGAAACATTGCTGGATGAATTTAAATCAATAGTGAAAACCAAAGCAATCTTATTGGATGGACTTTTCAACGGAACAGATCAGCAGGGTGGAGGAACTGGCCAAGTTCCTGACACCGATATCTGAAATCGCTATCCTGATGGATGTGCGGCCCGATGACTTGCGCCTGGCTATCCGGGACCGCAACAGCGAGGTGAGCAGGGCGTATTACAGGGCGAAGGCGGAAACGTCTCTGACCTTGCGCAAACAAGAGATTGAACTGGCCAATGTAGGCTCTCCGCTGGCCGTACAGCTGACCAACGCCTACATGGTGGCCATGGATTCTGACGAAGACTTGTAATCATGCCGATACCTGCCACAATTGATATATGTGAGAAGTACCTTTTTGCTGACGTCAGCGAAATGGTGCAGGAGGGCGTGCCCGAGATCATCCAGAAACGGTTGGTCAGACTGCGCGACCTCTACAACTATTGGATGAACTTCCCCGGCAAAAAGGATATGGAAATCGCCGAGGAGGACATGCGACGAAACGGCATCGGCAAGTCTGCCGCTTACGAGGATGTGCGAATCCTGAAAAAACTCCTGGGCAACTTCGCCAAAACGACGAAGGACTATCACCGGTATAAGTTCGCGCTGATGATTGACGAGTCCTTCCAGATGGCGAAACGTACAAAAGATGCCAAGGCAATGGCCAGTGCAGCGAACTATTACGCCAAATATACGCAGCTGGACAAGGAGGACGAGGTCGACCGGGGCTATGACCAAATCGTGATGCAGCCCTTCGAGCCGACCGATGACCCGACCGTGCTGGGACTGAAGGCCATCCCGAATCTGCGTGAGAAAATCGCACGTAAAATCAAGCAGTATTGGAGTGAGGATATCGAGGAAGTCTCCTTCGAAGACACAGAGTTTGACGAGGATAAGATATTCAATGCCAGTACAATAAAGACAAATGATTAACTTGTACTTCAATGAAGAAATACTTCAATGACCCGCAGCAGGAAATCATGTTCACGGGGGCAAAGGATAATGTGATTGTCGGGGGGCGAGGCATCGGCAAGGGTCTGATCCATGCGGCATGGAACCTCCGGAACTTCCAGCGGATGCCGGGGTCGTGCTCCGGTATCGTGGGCGTGAACGGCAAGAGAGTGCTCACCAACACGCTGCCTTCCATGCTCATCCATTGGGAGTCCTGGGGATATAAGCGCGACGTACATTGGTGCATCGGTCGGAGACCGCCGGAGTCATGGGGCTGGGGCAGGCCTATCTTCGAACCGCAGAGTTACGATAATGTGTTGTCGTTCTATAACGGAAGCATCGGTTACATCATCTCGCAAGACCGAGCCGGCACTTCCAACTCACAGTCCTACGATGCCATCACCATCGACGAGGCGAAGTTCATTGATTTCGACCAGTTGAAGAACGAGACACTGCAGGCGAACCGAGGTAACAAGATGTACTTCGGCAAGCACTTCTTCCATCACGGCATGTTGGTCACATCGGATATGCCGGTCACTAAAAAAGGTAGTTGGTTCATGAACTACGAAAAAAACTGTGACCCAGAACTCATCGAGACGATCCAGGGCATGGTGTTCGAGTGCTGGAAAATCAAGAAAAGAATCCGTGAGGACCTTGCCGCCGGCGTGAAACCTCCGGAATATCTGCGTGCCCACCTGCGAACATTGAACCGTGACCTGTGCAGGCTGCGGTCCGTGGCCCTGCTTTACAGAGAGTACTCTTCCATCTGGAACATGCAGGTGTTGGGCGAGAAATGGGTGAACGACATGAAGCGCGACCTGCCGCCGCTGACCTTTATGACTTCCATCTTGTGCAAGCGTATCGGCATCGTAAAAGACGGTTTCTATTCCTCACTGACTCCGGCGCATAAATACCATGCCGTGAACTACAGTTACATCGACAACCTGGAGTACCAGTTTGACAAGTTGAAAACGCCGTGTTCGCTGGCGGATGCCGACGTGGAGACGGAGCTGCCCATCTGCGTGGCCTTCGATGCGAACGCTAACATCAACTGGCTCGTGGCCGGTCAACCGCACGATAAGAAACTCCGTGTACTGAAATCTTTTTACGTGAAGTACGAGCGCAAGCTGCCGGAACTCGTGGATGACTTCTGCGAGTATTACCGGCATCATCACCATAAATCCGTCGTGTTCTATTACGACCATACCTTCCTCAATGGCAACTACGCGGTGAACGACCAGGACTTCGCTTGGGTCATCGAACATCAGTTCGTCAAGAACGGATGGCAGGTGGACCGGGTGTATATCGGTCAGACCATGCGGCCGATGGAACGCTATCTCTTGATCAACCGTATGTTGGAGGGGCGCACGAATCTGCGTCCGGTATTCAACGAGACTAATAACGAGGACCTTCTCATCTCCATCCAGACAGCGGGAGTGTATAACGGAGCCAAGGACAAGCGGGGAGAGAAACTGGCCGAGACGGAAGAGGATAAGCTGGAGAACAGAACCGACGGTTCAGATGCCTTCGATACCTTGTGTGTGGGCTGCGAAAAGTTCCCCAAGGTCTTCAACTCTATGTTCGTCACTTCGTCATGGTGACTATTGTACCCGAAAAGCCAATATTGGGTACATAACTACAGAGGATTGTACCCGGTCCTGCGGGGTGTGGTCGGGCGCAGCGCCGCCAGGAGCAGCCCGGAGGCTCCCTACGGGAACTTCTCCGACCTACCCCTGGTGACTGCTGCGCCCGCCCGCACTAAATAGGTAGGGGCTGAAGCCCGATTCGTTTTTGCGTTCCTTCAACCACGCAGGGGTTTTGCGGCAAACCGCAAGCCATCCGGCATCAAACAAACAATAGTTCAGACTGTGTCCGCGGTATGGCCCCCGAGCCCAGGCGGGGCGCAAGCGCCTGTTCCGCCCGACCTCGTGACCCATACCGCCCATCCGGAATCAAACAAACAATACTTCGTGGAATTGGACCCGGTCCTGTGGTGCGTCTGAGTACCGCTTCCGGCTTCCGAGGCTGGCAAGGAATCCGCCCTTCGGGCACCTTACCAGTCTCGGAAACCAAAAGCCGAACTCAGCCGCAGTACAATAAGGTATGTCAGGCTTCGCCCGACCGAATTGTTTTGCGTTCCATCAACCACGCAGGGGGCGGCAAGCCGCAGACCTTGCGATTGACCGTGCGGGTGAGAGTAAGTAATTACTTCCATGCGCGCGGGCATTGCGTGTGACCGCCCGCCTCGCCTCGGGGCGGTGGTGGGGCGGTCGGGGTCGGTCATCGGGGCGGTCGGGGTGCATATAGAGCGAAAAATGTTAACAAATGGTGGCGGTAAGCTTAGGGCGGTGGGGGCTCGCTTCGCTCAGTTCCGCACTCCGTGCGGGGCAAGTCTTGTTTGAAGTCCTGTTTATCAATATGTTGGTTGAATGAGGTCCGCACAAGTCCTGATTTATGCGGTATTAGAGGGCATTTAGAGGCTGGTAATCGGCTTGTTTCGGGGCGTTTATGGAAGAGGCCTGGAATGGTTTCAGGGTCGCTTAGAAAGCAAAGAAGAAGAGATGAGAATATGTTGTAAAACATATATAATAGTTGCGAAAAATTTTGCCATGTAATAAATATTTTGTATCTTTATAGTACAGAAAGGCAGTGATAGTGTCACTTCCTGAATATTGTAAGTCAAACTAAATTTAAAATGTCATGAAAGAAATTAATTCCGATTTTCGCGCGCAGTGGGTGAAGCCAATGGTTTCACTGTATGATTATCTGCCCACCAAGTATGAAGCAAGCCCGAGAGAATGGGCTATCCGTGACCTGATTTGGGACTTTAAGGACGGCAAGCGCAGCAAGGAAGTGGCGCTGAAAGTGGCGGAAGCCATCCGCAACCACTTCGGCAGTTTTTCAGATACGTTGACTCTTGCGTGCATTCCGGCACACGACGCAGACGTGAACGCCGAGAGATACGAAGAGTTTAGCAAGGAACTGTGCAGACTCACCGGCATGAGCAACGGCTTCAGTCATATCCACGTGGAAGGTACGAGATACGCAATCCACGAGGACCACGAGAAGGGCAGCGAGAAAGACTTCGAGCAGGTCTATGTGGTGGACTTCGATAAAGAATGGTTCAACGGTAGACGGGTACTCATATTCGATGACATCCTGACCAAGGGCGTGAGCTATGCAAGATTCGCTTGCGTAATGGAGAGCTTCGGCAGTGAAGTGGTAGGCGGTTATTTCTTAGGTAGAACTTTAATGAACTGAGCTATGGAAGACATGAGACTGGTAAGCGAAAGCGAATTGATATACAATGTATCTGCAAAGGCAGACATGCACTTTGAAGAGGGCGACAGACTGAGTGACTTCCTTGAGACACTGACGCCCAGCCGCCGCAAGATAGCCAAATCGGCTATCGAACTGTATAAGCGAGAGAGGGCACGCAAGCAGGTAGTGAAGGTCGTGAGAGACAGCATGGCACTGTATGAACTCATGTGCAGCGCAATGGCCGAACTCCCCAACGAGGAGTTTTGGGTCGTCTACCTGAACCAAGGGGCGAGGGTGATTGGGCGTGAGCGTATCAGTGTCGGGGGCATCAGCGGCACAGTGGTGGACGTGCGGTGTGTGCTTCGTGGGGCACTGATGAAACGTGCGGTATGCATCGCAGTGTGTCACAACCATCCCAGCGGGCAGGCGAGACCCAGCATGGAGGATGACGCACTGACAAGAAGATTGTTCATTGCAGCCAAGACAATGGACATCCGCCTGATAGACCATGTGATTGTGACGGACGGTAACTATTACAGCTATGCAGATGAAGGCAGGATGAGCTTCTGAGAGGCTATAGGAGCGAAAGTAGGCACCCCATGCGGAATGGGGCGCCGAAACCTCGCTTCGCTCGGTTTCGGGGTTTTGGAAGGGCTGCGCCCTGGATTTGTTTTTGCGTTCCTTGAACCACGCAGGGGTTTCACGGCAAGCCGCGAGCCATCCGGTTTGGTCTTTTTCAGTGGGGAGGGGTTTGATTACCTTTGCTGAAACAAAACGAATTACCTATGATTGTAATTACCAAAGATGTGAAGGATTACATGTTCTCGTCGGCTCTCGATACCTTCGAGTTCACTTCCAACCAGGAGTCCGTGGCCGTGACGATTGAATGCGGCGACGTTTCTGTGCTGGAGGAATCGTATGTGCCGGACAGCGACGGGAGGGTGATCCTCTTCGACCTGCAACGACTGTTGGAACCCTACCTCTCGGAGAACCTGGTGGAGGACTTCAAAATCACCCTCGATGACGGGGCGTCTGAGAAGACAGTGCGCAGTTTCAA